CTTGGACGTCCTTGTCCCCTGGAGATTCCCTTGACAGCCCCATTGTTTCTTCTTCCGTCTAATTTCTTTGGTTTATTTTCCTCTGACATTCTATTCAAATGTTAGCATTAGCATTATTATTATCGCTCCTATTAGGTAAAACATACGCTCTCTTTTTTAGTTCATTGTTTTCTCTCTGTAGTCTTATGTTTTGGCGTATTAAATCCTCAACATACTTTACCCTATTGTTCTTATCAATGTCGTCCTTAATAAAATCGCAGGCTCTAATATATTCAATCTCATTCCAAAGTAGAAAGTTGTTGTAGGTCTTTGTAATGGCATGAAGGGCTGTAGCATGGTCTTGACCTAGGGTGTTACCTATCGCCTCTAAACTCATACCGGTAAGATCCCGACATAAACCATAGTAAAGTGCCCTAGAGTAGACTTGCTTTCTACCTCGGTACAATCTACCTGTTTCTTTATTCCTCTCTAATAAATTCACTTTCATCACTTGTTGAACTCGATTCCGAATCATCATCGCTTTTTCTTCGCAGTTTCTCATAATCTATATACGCTTCTATTATTCCTTGACAGCATTCATACTGTTCTGTTTCTTCGTAAAATTGTCTTAGTAAACTAATATCAGTAGGGACTAGCAAACCAGTTGTAAGTGATATAAGTATATCCTGATAGCACTCTTCCTTACTAGCATAAATCATAGTATACCTTCTATATAATAAGGCTCAAAATATGATTGACCTTCTTTTATTAATCTGTAGTTCTCTATACCGTCCTCTACGATTTGTTTACCATTTAGGTAAAATTCCTCAGATACAGTAAAGAAACCAAATTCACCAGTAGACTTATCGACCGCAATAAATACCCAGTTTGTATAATCTACACCAAACAATTCAGTATAGATATATACTTGTGCAGAGTACCCATACTTCCAGGCGTCACTCTTAAACCACTTAATATTTTGACAAGTCTTAAGGTCTGCTATGTAACCATCGCCTAGGATATCAGCCTTAGCTCTAAAACAAAACCCACCAATATTCCCTACAGCAGGAACTTCTGCCCTACTATGTTTAAGGATATGATCCACCTTAGAGCAGGATAGGAAGGTCTCCGCAACCTCTTCCACTTTATCCTTGTCTTTTTGGAGAAACACCCTACCATGTTCGGCTAGTGCTTCCTTCCATAAATTGCCTGCTCTTTTTGGTGCATCAACAAACTTCTGGTTTCTGTATACTTCTGGTTCTAATACATACCAATGAAAAAGAGAGCCAAAGTCAAACGCTGGGTTTGGCTGACTCTCTCCACCTATAGACGCTAAATATTTATTCGGGTCTTTAGATAAGAGTTTTATTGAAGAGGATGAGAGACTGTTCTGTCCCATGTATCCGAAATAGAATTCATCATCTTGCATCTTCTCCAGAAGTTCACTCTCATGCCAAGCCTTATCGTCTAGTGTAAATATCATGCTATTCTCTATCTTCTTTTCTAGTTCTGTTGGGCTGGTATCTGTAGTACTGTTCTTCCTCCATCCAATGAAGTTCAGCTCTATGTTCTTCTCCTAATGGATACTCTTCTTGTAGCTTCTCAAATTCTCTCTTACTAAATCCCATAACTAAATTGTTTTAACTAAATACTTAATTGTCTTCTCCACTAAGTCTAATAAGAAACTTAATGGCTTCTCTAGAGATAAATAGATAACTAATAGTATTGTTTCAACAATGTAGAAAAATACCAGTAGCACTAGTGCCATGGACAATTTAGGGACTTTTAAGATTGTGTGTAATAGTTTCATAATGTTTTCCTTTTCAACAAAGCTAAACAAAATTATGGAACTGACAAATTATTTTTTAGGATTGAAGTTGTCTTTCCAGATTCCTTGGCACACAGCGAATCGCTGATCTCTGTCTTTGAATTCACTAATCATCTTAGCGTTGTTCATACATCTAGCGTTAAAATCTTTCTTCTCTTCGTACTTCTTAGGTTGCATCTTTAGTGGCATATCATTTATCTTTTTCTATTTCTTTCTGTAGGCTAGCTAAGGCTCTCCATGCTACCTTAGCGGAATGGCGAATACCATCATCGTCTATCTCTCCTGCCTGGAGTAAGTGCCTAGATAGTGCATCTAATTCATCACCAGACTTAGACCGATCCCAATGCAATTCAGTATTTGGATTGTGCTGATTGTTGCCTGCTAGGCTACACTTCGATACTTCCTTTATAGCATCCGGGAAGTACTTTAACACTCCACGATATACCGGCATTGACTTTCTGTCTTCATTATAAGAAATCTCATTTGAGACAGTAGATGTAGCATTCTCAAAATACTTTGTTACTGAATCGCTCATTGGTACTTATCGTATACTTGTTTTACTTTAGCTTGTATGCGATTAAATTTACATGGAGTACATCCTCCAGTAATTCTCTCGTTCTCATCTAGGATACGATTGTGTATTTCAAACATACGCTTTTGAGCATCCACAGATATACTGTTTCTTTTTCTAGAGAACCATTCAGTAAGCCATTCGTACTCTTGCTCTGTGAACCATTTTGGTTTCTTATAAGGAAATAACTTATTGAGGGCATCACGTCTTTCATCACAGCCACAGTTTTCTTCTGTTACCCAGTCCACCAATCTTTTTATACCAGTGGCAGTAGTGATTTTCTCGATAGTATCACCGAAACCTTTACTCTGTTTCTCATGCTTGGCTTTCCAGGCTCTATATTCCTTTGTCCTTTTATCGCCCTTAAATTCTGTCATAATCTTTATTGTTTAGGTCTTCTATATCTTCTCCAAATTCATCCCTTATCTTATTCTTATTCGCCTTCAGTGTATTAAATATCGAACTCAAACTAATAGTGGTAGCAGTCGCTATGGCTCTCATACTCATCTGGCGTTCAAAGTGTATTTCCCATAGTTTTTTGTCATACCAGTACCAAGTATCTACTCGTTTCTTTATACTGTCCACAACTTTCTGTAGGGCTTTTTCTCTTTCAATGTCCGCCTCTTCATAGTCCCTATTATCCTTTAGCTCTATATATTGAACTGTTTTATTTCTTTTCTGTAGGGATGTTAAGTATATATTTCTCATAGTTACATAAACGTAATATGTGTTAATCTCATGTTCATTGAACATTATTCTTTCTGGCTCATCTACATACTTAGATAGACGTATGTACATTTCCTGTACAACTTCATTTGCTGTATCATCACTGCACTTGAATGATTTTGCCATGGCGAACCATTCATCATGTCTCTCACCTAATATATCTATTAATCTTGCCACCAATGAAACGATATACCAAAAAAAACAATAAACAATTGAATCATATATTCCGGTGATTCATCTTCCGGGTGGGGATCATCCTCTGGTTTCATATGGGTGTCCCAATAGTTAACGCCAACACAAAGACCATAAATAGGAAATAAAGTTACATACATATTGTTAAATTTAATCTGCATAATAAGGTTTGATTGTAGCTTCTATTCTTGCATTATCCCTGTCTATTCCCATGTATTTACAAGTAACCTTCTTTACGATTTTTGTATTATCATCTTCTATGCAACCATACTGAGTAAGAGTATCTTGAAAGAACTTATCAGCTACTGCGATTACATTCATAAGGTCTCTAGTTCTCCTATCTGGTGCAAAATATTGGTAGTAAATTTCTATCTCCCCAGAAAAAGAAAAGCCAAGGGAATCCTTGACTTGCTCTTTGAATAGCTTCTTTATTTTACCTCTTAACTGATAGTACCATTGATTATACTGGTTAAGATTTAACTGGTAACGATTCTTACCATTCAATATCCATATCGGTAATACTACGGTCTGTTCGGTTTCTGATCTCATCTACTTCCTTAAATGGTGTCTTACCACCATAATAATATCTTTGCTCTCTTACGTTAAAACTAATATCGTTTATCTCCTGCGGTATTCCTACGAGCTTCTGTTTCTTAATCTTCTGTGAACCAAAGGTAACTAAAGTATTTGAGAAATCCAAGGCACGCTCTGGACGCCATATAAACATTACATTATCAGACTTATCAGCAAACGTTCCTCCACCCTTTATGCGATTGACATCCGGCTTAATGTAACGACCATCATTATCCTTTATGGGGGTTACCTGGTGTGCAACTAAGTGTATAGAGATATTATAGTCTAAGGCAAATCTCTTAAGCTCACTCATGAATCTAGAGATATACAAGTCTTCTCTTTCTCCTGCTCTTAACTTATGTTGAACTGTATTATACGGATCAATGATTAATGAACGTATTCCTTTTGTCTTCACTAGATACTTAGCCCTATTAAATATAGAATCTAATTGAAAATCCTTCCTAGGGAATATTAGAAAGAAATGCTTCTTTACAAATTCCATAGCTTCCTTGTATTCCTCAATAGACATCTGTAAATTACCATGATAAGGGTCAGATGACTTACCAGCGTACATTTCTATAATATCATTAAAGAAATCATTCATTGGCATATTCTCTGGCGAGAAAACAGCAAACTTCCACCCATCATGAAACGCCTTTAGTGTAGCTAATTGGTTTAGGAATAATGACTTTCCTTCGTTCTGATATCCAGTCCAGATATTCACCTCACCATTACGCCAAGTCCATGCTCGATCTATTGCTGTAACATGGGTTGTTGAACCTCTTTCTAGTCCATTGTGGTATCCGTCCAACATAGACTTTTCTACATCCGTCACATTGAATATACCCTCCATCTTCGGATTAGAGGCTATTTTAAGCCTTTTCTGGAGACTTTCTGCTCCTTCTGATAGTAAGACCTCATTAGCATCTTTAAACGGGCTTAAATCGACTAATAAACACTTCTCTGCTCCAAAGCGTCTTACAAGCTCTTTCTGTAGTATTCTACCGTTCTCATCTTCATCTGTGGCGATGTATATGGTTTTCGCCTCATCGAATATGTCGTAGCAGTTGCTAATGCATTCTAGTTTCTTATCAATGTTAGTATCGCCCTGGTTAGGAGCACCCATATTAACAGAAGTATGGAATTGTATACCGGCAACTTCCCATGATAAAGAATCCATCTCTCCCTCGCAGATTACAATGGTATCGCTACCCTTACACCTATCGTAGTTAAATACAATAGATTCACCGTCTTTTGACTGGGTAAAGAATTTACCGTCTAGCCCTCTGGTTTTATAGTTCTTTATTTCGCCATCCATGATATATGGAAACAGTACGTTTCTATTATCTTTAGTGGATACTATCTTATTGGCGTTGATTACTTCGTTTGTTATTCCTCTTGAATTAAGAAACTCTCTGGCTTGATCAGTTAGCTTCTTCATATTTTTCTTATCTGGTTTCTTGTACGTTTTCACTTGCTGTATATAATCTTCTTTAGTTTTTATTTTTCCTTTCCATCCACACTTATGGCAGTTATATAAGCCAAGGTGTAGGTTTACAGATAAGCAGGTGTCTCTGTAGTTTTCTTTCCCGAGTTTAACACAATTTGGGCACTGTACTTTTTGTTCCTCTCGGTTACTTTTAAGTTGTATTCCTAAATCATTGAATGTTTGCATATAATATATATATATATATAATTATATATACTTATTTATTTATTATATATAATTTTATGTATGATATGTCTTTTTGACAGTTGGATGAACGTAAATCCTACGATCCTTACCATACTTCCCAGTTGACTTTGTCTCCCTTATAATTAGATTCTTATCTTCTAAACTAGATAAAATCCTATACATGGTTCTATCCTCAATGCCTAGGGTATCACAAAGGTGCTGATTAGACGCATAGCAGAATTTTTTCTGTGATAAACTGCATAAGTATGATAAAACTGTATTTTCCTTGAATGAAAGTTTCTCGCTTGTAAAGTTGTTCTTAACATTTACAAATTTTGTATTACTCATTTTAAGACGTTTTAAGAGCCTAAAAAGGGGCAAGATATACTTACCCCTTATAGACATGGTTAAACTAGAAAGGAAGCCCATCTCCTGCGTTCACAGTGGCTTTCTGAGTGTTATTAGACTTGTTGTCGTCTGGTTGATACTCATTTATCCATACGGAGTGTGTTTTTCCGTACTGGGTTACCTCACGGTTTTTCCCTACTGTTAGGCGAACATACTGCTCCCCGTTGTACTCAAAGAAGTGTTGGTCTAGCTGACTCTTCTTCAATGAAAGATTAATGTAAAAGTCTCCACTTTGGACACCGTTACCGCAATACTTGCGTGGTTTCTGATCACTCATAATAACTAATTTTAAGATAATAATAATTTTTCAACTTCTTTGTTTATGGAATACTTCTGCTTAATATCAGCAATAGTAAACCCCTGGGACAATGCATTCTTAACCTTGTTAAAGTTTTCGGTGTTAGGATTAAGTTCCTCTAGCTTACTCACCATATTAGACTTATTACCATGGTTATTGGTTGCGTCTGCATCTTTAGTATCATCAATCAAGAATAGTCCGTTCAATGCATACTTTCTCGCATAAGAACTACTACTGCCGAATGATTGAGAAATGTCCATACCCTTTCGACTAGGGTCTATTCCCGCTTGTGCCTTAGCATGCACCTGGGACTTACCATCAGACAGTACAGCACACGCCTCAATAAAAGGAATACCTGCAATGTCTTTGGTTTCATCGCTAACCGTTAAGGCTAACTTGTGCTCCACCAGTAAAGGCTTCAATGCCTCTAAGATGTCTTCGCAACTCCGGTAGTTATACTTACCAAAGTTGTTTCTTTGATTCTTTGGTGCTTTCAATCTCCCTTGAATGTCCACCAGTTTTTCATAAATATTCATGTGTGCAATATAGTAATTATTTTGCATATGACAACATAATACAAAAAAAAGAGGGCTAACATATGTGCTAACCCTCACCTTCAAGGAAAACGTATAAACTGGGAGATTTACGAAAAATCTACACCACAAATGTAGTGAACATTATTCGTTATATTGTAATTGTTAATAACTACTTGTGATGTTTGTTTCCCATTATCTTTTCTGCCCCTCTAGAGCCAAAGTATCCTATGAAAACTAATTGGAGTAGCTCTTTCACCACGGATAGCTCTTCGATTTGCATATACCAGCCAATAATAAAGGCAGACGTTAATACTACTAAGGTGAGGGGTCTTACATTCTGGGCGAGCCATGATCCACTCCTAGCGTCTGCCACCCATCTTTTGGTAATGCCATCAAATTCATGAATCTCTTGGTCTAACTTCTTAAGAGCAATTTCTTTATCTCCCTCAGACATATCCGAGCCACCAATAAGGGCACGAACCACATTGCCGACAGGGGTATCGTTAGCAAGACCGCCAACAATACTGGGTATTTTTTCCAGTAAGAAACTTCCGACTTTAGTGTCTTTAAACCTCTTTTTATCACTCATTGTTTTTATATTCCAAAGGAATGTCCTGTTTCGTCTCTACAGATTTTTTTTTGCTGAATAGATGTACATTCGCAGTCATCACCGCAAACACCATCCCAATGGTTATTGTCGACTTCACATCGTTTTTGTGTTTGTGCTATAATAGCATCAGCTAGTTTGTCGATACTTTTGCGTATCTCCTTTAGTTCGTTTTTAAGTTCGTTTGACATAGCGTATTTCCTACTGTATTAGTAGACCCAATAAACGTCTTGTGACTTTTCTGGATCATTATCTGCGTGTATAAAGGTTTTAGCAATTCCAATTCTACGGAATCCTGCCTTAATAAGGGCATTGAGTACTGTGGCTCTTTGATGCGAACTTCCAACGGAAATATCAATAGCGTATCCATAAAGATGACTGCTGTTTTCTTTTCCTCCAACGTAGGCATTATGACTTTTTGTTCTGAATCCACTATTGACTTTAAAGGGTATCCCTGCAATTGAACGTGCATCATCGAGCATTTGAAGAGTAGAAGACTGCATATACTTACCAGAACCAATTTCGTCTGGGGAATCAAATTCACTAATTTCAAAATGTAACATATTATTTAGGTGGGTTTCTTTTATCGTCAAAGTCCATAGCTGCCTTTAGTATAATTTTGTCCATAACGTTTTCTTGGTTTTCGAGCATTTGTCTTTGTAACTCAATCACCATACCTTCTAAATTATCTTTAGCTTGTACTAAAAGTTCTATTTGATGTTCTTTCTTATCTAGTGCTGATTTAAGTGCTGTAACGTCATCGGGCTTTGTGCCTGTAATACTAGATATTATAATAGGAATACTTGCTGCAATAGTACCGATCAGCATCATTACAACTTCCTTATTAGAATCTAATACAGGGAACTGTAACAAAGTAACGATAATACCTACAACAAACAAAAATATAAACAAGCTACCAGCGTAGTGTCTTATCTCTTTTGCAACTCCGTTAGTAGGCATCTTCATTTTAACTGTTTATATATTTTAGTTAATGTATAGATTATGGTAAGTATCAACACAACTGTCTGTAGCTGTGCATTTATGTGAGGCATGGTGCTAAATATTATTGCACCTAGGTTAAGTCCGTATATTTTCAAATCTTGCATAGCTTTATGATATTAAATCCCATTGTTGGTTATCCTCATTCCAGCTATATAAGTTTCCATCTGTTGGATAATCAATTGGCGCTTCCCAATGACAGGTTGTTTCGTTTAATATAAAACTATCAAAAGGTTTAGGTGATATAAAAGCATCTCTTGTACTGTCATACTTATATCCTAGACCTGCATAGTTTTTGCGGAAATTTCCGTTGTATGATGTTTGCTTCCACGTTGCAGTTCCTAAGACTGCATTTAAAAACTGCTTTCCTTTTAATTCGCTTTCTGTACCATCTGCTTTTATTAATATAGAATTATCTACTACTACGACTGCTGTGACTATATTATTTGAATCTAATTTTGCAAAATGTGCCATAATTATGTTGTGTAAGAACCTGTTGTTTTAAAGATAATAATAGTGTCTGTTCCTTCTGTTTTAACTGTACCGTTTGTATTGTTTGATGGAATAAAGTTTGCCGTTGGCATTCTAAGCACTACAACTCCTGAACCGCCTTGTCCACTAGATTGGGTAGTACCATAGGTACAACCGCCGCCACCGCCGCCAGTATAATAAGCACCATTTTCTCCATTTACTCCTGAGCTTTCCGAGTTTGAACCATTCCCGCCACCACCGTAGCCACCTGCTCCTGCTGTTGGTAAGCCGTTACCACCGCCGCCACCTGCAAAATACAAAGTAGAACTAACAACTTCTCCAACGTAAGCGCTACTGGCTGTTGTATGTGTCATTATAGTAGGTGTTTTTCCAACTCCACCATCACCGCCAGTGTTTGTACCATCGGTGTCTGCTCCTGCTGCTCCTGCTCCACCGCCGCCGCCGCCAATATATATATTTACAGAATTACCACCATCTCCACCATCGTTTCCATATCCTAGAAGTGGTGATACATTAGATTGATTACCAGCACCTCCATCAGAACCACTGCCGTTGCCATTAAAACCGCCACCGCCGCCGCCGCTTCCACCTGCAGCACCATCGCCTATGTGACTAGTAAAACCTGGGTGACTTGGATGACATCCTCCTCCACGACCGCCGCCGTTAGCTGTAAAATCAGTTGTGCCATCGTTAATTTTTGATAAATCTCCGCTACTTCCACCAGAACCATAACTACCCGAGCTAGCAGCACCGCCACCGCCAACAGTACAAGTCAATGTTACACCCGAAGATATTGAGGTAAGTGTACCTTCTAAATATCCACCTGCACCGCCACCGCCATTTCCAGCGGACTGTGAACCAGCACCACCCCCACCAACAATTAGCACTTGTATATCAAATCCTGCCACAGCTGAAGAATATGCTTTTAAAAATCTTCTATTTAACATAAGTTATTCTTGTAATGTGTTATCAGAAGCATAAGTCGATACCGAATAAAAGAAAACAGGGTCTGTTGCTGAATCGTCTACACATTCTATTTGTAGTAAACTAGTTACTGTATTGTCGTAATGTGACTCTGCTAATTTATTAAAAGTATTAGTAGAAGTACCTTGAGCATCTAACGCTACTGTTTGTCCTTTTAAAGGAAAGACACTAATAACCTGACCTTTTTTATACCCTGTTAAGTCGATAGTGTATGCTCCCGTTAGATCTCCGCTAAGTTTAAATACTGATGCTGTTGAACAGTCAAAAGAGGGTGCGCCTGTTAGAGTAGTAATAGACTGTACTGCGGTGTATCTGTTTTCTAGCTTATCGTGAGTTATTCCATCATCTTTTACTCTCAATGCACCTGTTCCATCAGTCGCTGATAATTCGATTGTAGTACCATCAACTGTGGCTTCTACTTCATTAGTACCTACTGTGATACCATCACCACCAACTACATTTAACGTAGCAGAACCTCCGCTTTCGTTAGTACCAGTCATACCATCACCAGCGTTAACATCAGTAATGTCTGCAGCAACAGCAAAGTTTAACTTGCCATTAGTATCGTCATAGGTTACTGTGATATTGCTTACTGTGTTTCCAGAAACCATAGCTCCAATAATATCTTGAATGCTTTCATCAAAGCTAAGCCCACTAATATCTAAAGAGTCTGCGTATGTTTCAGAGCTCGCATAGATTTCGTGAAACATTTTCTTTACATTGATGAATGCCGCTCTTAGCGTATCCCCATCATTAGCATTAGCTGCTGATCCTACATTTAAATTTTGTGATGCCATATTATAATATTATTTTCTAAGTCGTTATTCTGTGTGTTATACTGTCTATTAAAACGTTTACATTGTCTACAAGTAGACTTATTGCTGTTGTTAATGCTTTGTTAAATCCCAGGTGAATATAGGACATTAATTCACCAAAATTAGTTGTTTCGTACACTTTTCCCCAGCTCATTATTTTTCTTTCCTATATAACTAGAAAGTTTTGTTTCGTTCTTTTGTTTTGGTCTATATTGACCTACTTTTTTTCTCTTCTTTATAATACCCATCCATTAAACCCAATTTCTTTGTCGGGATATATTTCTTCATTATTATTACTGTAGTATTCCGGAAACTTACTTGGGGCGTTAAAACTCATGTAATCAATGAAACGATTGGTATAGTAATCAGCGTAGTCTCTTTCCTTCGCAATTAACTGATCAATCTCACTCTTACTAGCAATCTGGCTATTTTCACTAGAGTGCTTATGAACCCCACCGTTTGATACTGTATAAGCAGCGAATGGAAGGTATTCCGCCATGGCGTAATGAATAAGCATGTCTTGTATGTAATCATTAATAAGTGTAAGGTAATCACCCGATAACGAATTTGCAATAATGTCATTGCTGATTTTATCATAAAGATCGCTACCTAAGTAGTTTCGTATATGTATTTCTTGTGCTAGTTTGATGAAATGAATAAACTTATCTGTATCTACATTACCACTAAGGGCTGTATTCTTAATTAAGTCTTGTCTTTTTATGAATAGTGCTGTTGCCATTATTCTTCATTTTCTTCGTTAATATCCTCTTGACGTTCAACCTGCGAAGGTTTTACACCAGTTTCTTTCTCTACTTCAGCATCAGTCATGGCGTTAGTAAGATCAGTAAATTCTAGTGGCTGTAATGTCATAAAGTATAAGTCAAGTTCAATTTCGTTATACTCTAGTATCTTTTGTAGCTCGTCAATAATTGTTACTTGCATTGGACGAACAACTGTATTATCCATAAGTAAAGATGCAGTCTCTAGTTCCTGGGCGTTGTTACCTAAGCCAGTCTGGTCTTTAATACCTACAAGCATAGGAGATACAATTCTGTGAGACACCATTACCTTCTTCATAGACTCATCAGATAAAAACTGATATTGCTGGTGAGCATCATTTAAGACTACTGGCTCAATAGTAGCAGATAGTTCCTTACTGTCGTTAAACGCCAAGATAAATTTACCTGCATTTGATGTACCAGAAAATTTCTCATAGATGCTTCTTTCAATCTCATCACGAATCTCCTTTGAGGGAGTACCATTATTGAAGTTAATGAGCATGCTAGGCTGCAATCCATTCTGTATATTGTTGAGGTGATAGTTAGCTATCTCTTCCTCTAGTTCTGCGTACTGCAAGCCCCCTTGATAATCTACTGGCGAGTAGTAATAGAATCCTGCCTTGTATGGGCGAATATAAAGTATCTCTAAGCCCTCTTTAGACGTTCCGAATGCTGGTATACGTTTAGGCTTCTCATCACGTCTTATTTCGCTCCAATCGGGGTGATAGAAGTATCCTTGCACCTTACCTAGCTCAGCCTTCTCAGCTCTAAGTGTTTCTACGGGTATATGATTAACCTGGACAATACGAGAGTGATCCTTACTGTAAATTACTTGCACAGCAGATTGACCCATCATTTTATAGTCGTAGCATACTTTCTTCATGCAGTCCTTACTAAATAGCTCTCGCATCTGAGCATAAGCCTCTGGCTTTTCTTCGCTATCAGTTGCCTCTAACCCTCTACCGTAAATCATTTCTGATATACCGTTTACAGCAGCATTATTAGTGGGCGAACCGTTATATCGGTCTATAAGGTACTGGAAGTAGTTATTGTCTTCACCATACTCTACCCATTCGTTTCTGGCGTTCTCCACAACTGGTGGAGCTGTATATGATGATAAATTAAGAACGTGAATTGTCTCTTTCATTATAATATTACAAAGTCGTTATCGTAGCTATCTTCCTCAACATAGTCATCTTTATTCACAAAGAAGTTGTCAAGGTCTGTTTGATCCGTGCAGAATATAAGTCCTCGGTATATTTCCTCAGACCCATCCTTTACCCGGAATGTGTATTGGTTACCCTCCTTTAGTGAGAAAGTACCTGTTAAAACCATGTAGTCACCATCACTTGTCTTTGTTACAGAAATTGTAGATGTTGTTCTTTTTACCTTATCTGTTAATGAGAATGTTGGTGAAGTAGCATCTTTCCTTGGTGCAATTTTAAGTGACTGACTACTATCTGATGTTGTTAGTACATGCATAACTAATTAACTGCAATGTACGATTTTGTTTCATGATATAAAAAAAGGGCAGCTAAAAAGCCACCCTTAATTATACAAGCGTATAAAATTATTATACTGCTACAGGAGTTCCGATAGTGATTGTTCCATCTAGTCCTGCCATACTATCTACTGGGAAATCAGCAGTACCTGGTCCAGAAGAATCTATAAAGTTTGGTGGTGAGGTTTCTTGAGCTGTAAATGTTAGATTGTATCCGTTGAAATCGCCAAGGGCGTTTCCAGTAGACACAGTACCAGCAGTTATATCAGCACCTTCTTTAAGACCCATCATGAATACGTTGTCGTTCTTGTCGACAATAATTATATGGGGACGAGCCGCAGCCAAAAGTTTCAATTCTTTATTGTCTTCTTTTGTCAGTTTCTTAAGTGTAATATTTAAGGTTTGCTCATAGAATACAGTACCATTCTCACGAGATT